TAGCAGACGAAAATTACTTGTATCAACCAAGGTTTAATCTAGCGTCTGGTAGCACAGAAAGATTTATTCCTATGCCAAAACCAGTTGGGCCAAACCCTGATTATATACCTCCAGCTGTAGCTCCAGATACATTTAATCTAAATTTTGGAATGCCTGTTATGCCAGAGGAAAGAATGGCACCTCCTGTAATGAATCAAATGCAAGGTCCACCAAGAATGATGATGGCAGCAGGCAGAGATGCAAATATGGTTGATTTTCTTAATTCAGACCCACAACAACAAATATTTGGTATAGAAACAAGAATTGGAATATTAGAAAACCAACTTCAAGAAGCATTAGCAAACAACGATAGACAATCATACGACATGATCGTGGATCAAATTAATGATGCTGATGCACAAATAATTGATATTAAAAACAGCATAAACCCATTAAGGACAAGTGGAAGACCTGAGATGGTTGGTCCTAAATTTGATGGTTTTGAAGAATTTATTACAAGTATTGGTCCTCAAAATTATGGAGATTATGTAGGCGAGCCAACTCTTGACGATATACTTTCAGAAACGATTCCAGCTCCAATATCTTATAGAGAGATTCTTGGAGAATCAGGAAGAACACTATCTAACAGAGATCTTGAAAGGCTAAAGCCAAGAGATATAAGAGATATGCTTGGAGAATCAGGAAGAACCATATCTAATATGGATAGAGATTATCTTGACGATATACTTTCAGATCTCGAAAAAAAAAACTAGATAGCCCCCCAGAAGAATCCATCTCAGTTAAAGATGTTACCGATATCTTTTTTGATCCAACAGACCCAGTAGATTATGCAGCCTTAGCAGGAGGTCCTTTTATTAAAACAGGATTATCTGCAAAAAAAGCTAAAAGATTGTATGATTCCTTACAAAGAATTAGACAAAGAAAACGTCAAGCTCAAGTAGATTTTAAAAGAGGGCAAGCCGAAGATAGAGTGGGAGAACTTGGAGGCAGCAAACTCATGAAAAAATCTAGCGATACATTTAAAGAATTGAGCATTAACGAAGAAAAAATATTAAAACAGCTAGAAGGCTATCAACCTGAATTACTTTAATGGCAAACAGAGCAGAAGTACTAGAAAACCTTAAAAAGGCAGCATCCGAAGGTAACATTCGTGAGGCTTATCGTGATTTTGAGGAACTTCCATTTGTAGATCAATTAGCGATTAGTGTATCTCCTGGAATCGGAGACGCACTTGCAGTTTATGAAGTAGGTGAGTTTGGTGCTAGAGGCGCAAAAAATGTAGCTGAAAAAGACTTTCTTGGCGCACTAGGAAATTACGGTTTATCTGGTCTTAGTGCTATTAGTTTATTACCGTTATTTAGACTGTTTCGTGGTGCTAAAGCTGTAAAAGCAATAGACCCTATTGTCGATACTCCAGTCGTACCCATAAAAACAGAAACAGCTGAAGTTGTAGAAGAGGCTGTCAAAGATGTACCTGTACCTAAAGTAGAAGAATTTAAACCCTTGTCTTTAGATGAGATGAGTTTTACAGGAACTATTTCAGGTTCAGGCATAGGAAAATACCAAGGACTTACTTCTAAAGCCGCTAAGTTTATCAATACCAATAAAAAATTACCCAATCAAACCAGTATTGTTACCTACATTAATGCTTTAAAGAAAGGTGGTGTATCAAACGGAGAATTAAAATTACTTAATTTAATTGATGAATTTGGTGATGTGAATGAGAAACTTTTAAAGGAGATAAATTCTTCAAATCCTTTAGATAAAATCACTAGACAAAGATTAGCTAGATACATTAAAGAAAACCAAAGAGCAATAGACAAAGGTGGCATACAAAAAAGAATGGTATCTGACAGAGAATTAGAAGCACCACGCAGATTAACTTCACAAAATGAAAGATATTTAAGCAACGAAACAGAATTTACTTATCATTTACCAAAAGACAAATATGAAAGAGGGTCTTATCTTGGCAGGCATTACTCTGGGCATCCCGATCATGAAGCTCATTATGTCTTTGACGCTGCTGCCGATTTAGAAATGCCTACTTATGTAAGGCCCTCTAGTTCAAAAATTACAGGTCCAACAAAACCAATAGTTGACAAAGGAGATAAAGTTTTAAATTTAGGCAGGATTCAATCTGATTATTCAAAAGAATTAGGAGAAGCCTTTACTGGAAATAAAATAAACCAAATAAATTTAATTTTAGATAAACCAACTGTAAAAGCAATAAATGAAAATTTTGCTATTACTGTAAACAGAATTCGTGATGAAGTTGATATTGATAAAATAGGCGATCATAAATTATTGTCTACTAATAAAAATTTTTTTAAAGCAATTGCAAGCGCAGCAAGAAAAACTGGAGATTTAAAATCATCAGAACAATTAAGAAAAGCTTTTATCAAAGATCAACAAAGAATAAATAATTTAGTCAAAGATGGAAAGCCTCTACAAAAAGATGAGTTTCTTTTAGACGTAGGAGATTTGATGGCTTTTGGTAAAGTAGGCGGAGGTCAGTCTACTGCTAAATCTATAGAAAATTCTATAAATAAAATTGATGAAACAATAAAAGATTTTAATGGTTTAGATATTTTTGAACCTTTTGTAAACGCTACAAAAAAAGTAAAAGAAAGCTTTTCAGTATCTCCATATAAAGATACAAAAAGATTAGTTGAGGCAAAAAAAGCTAAAGATGCATACAACAAGGTTGTACCTAAAATTAATAAGCTTTCTGGAAAAGAAATAGAGTTACAGAATAAAATAAAAAAAATACAAAAAGAAACAGATTTAAGTTTAGATTCTCCATCTCTTGCTGATTTAAACGCAGACTTAGAAAAGCTTGGTCAAAGCAAACTAAAATTAATGCCAAGCAATTTTGAAGATATTACAGAATTTACTTTAAAAAGGTCAGACTTGGAAGATGCAACAGGAAAAGATTTTAGTCAGTCTCTTGATAAAAGTCTTGATGAAATATTTTATGAATTAGAAGCGATTAAGCCTGGTTCTCCTGCTGTAAGACAAAAGTATGGTCCAGGGACACCAGAAGACAGAGCGTTAAAATATTTTAATGAATTGGTTAGCAACCCATCTCCTACTTTTGATATTGGCAACGGAGTTAAAATACTTAAAAGAGCATCTAAGGTAAAAACTGATAATATACCTGGCATTATAATGGATCCTTATGCCGTAGATAATAAAACTATAGCTTACAAACTTCCAATTAGATCAAGATTTTTAGAAGCTGTATCAAACAATTATGATGGCTTTTCTTTAGACTCAGCTGCAAAAAGACTAGGAGATGAAGGTGGGCAAGATAGACAGTTTTTGGAGAAACTTTACGATCAAGATGCTCCAAGAGAAATTGAAAAAATGCTTAAAGAATTAGGAGTAGATCCAAAAGAGTATATTGGTAAAGTTGACGCGGCAGCTGATGATTTAAAATATTCAGGCACCTACGTTAAGATTGATGACGAAATAAGGAAGCTGGTTAAAGAAAAAGGTATTGATGCATTTAGATTTGGAGGGCCTGTAGGTATACAAGAATCCTTAAATGAATTAAATAAAACGATATTGCCAAACCCACCTGACGTTGGATCTATAAAGCCAAATGATTTAGATACTTTAATCAAAGAAGTTGGCACCAGTCCAGTTGGATCTGAGGGATTGGAACGCCAAGCTATACTGTTAGCTATGGCAACACTCTCTATGAATCCTTTGCAAAGAGCCAAAGAAGTAAGAAAAGTAACAGCTCCATTAGTAAAAAAATTAAAGTCCTTACACAAAGAAAAACAAAACTATGTTGAAAACAATAGTGCTACTCAACTTAATAAATACGCTGAAAGATTGAATAGATACAACAGAGATATTAAATCGACTGAAGATAGAATAAAATATGTTTCAGAATTGTATGATCCGAAAAATTACAATACAGGTGGTCCTGTTAGTATAGATAATATGCTAGCTGCCTTATGAATCTAGCACATCTTTCTGATCAAGAGATCAAAGAAACACTTATACTCAAAGAACGTCTTGAGTTATTAAAAAAACAACAAGGTTGTCAAGAGACATTTCTAGAGTTTATTGATCACATGTGGCCTGAGTTTATTTGTGGCCGTCATCATAAAATATTTGCAGAAAAGTTAGAGGATGTTGCTAATGGTAAATGCAACAGACTTATTATTAACATGCCTCCTCGTCACACCAAGTCTGAATTTTGTTCTACTTATTTTCCAGCTTGGATTATGGGTAAACAGCCAAGAAGAAAAATTATGCAGACAACTCATACAGGTGAGTTAGCTGTAAGGTTTGGTCGTAAAGTTCGTAACATGATGGATGCTGAAGAATACAAACAGATCTTTCCTAAAGTAGAACTACGAGCAGACTCTAAATCAGCGGGTCGTTGGGAAACTGACAAAGGCGGAGAATACTTTGCCGCAGGTGTAGGAGGAGCTATTACAGGTCGAGGTGCGGATCTACTTATTATTGATGATCCTCATTCAGAGCAAGACGCTTTGAGTCCTACGGCTATGGAAGCCTGTTGGGAATGGTACACCTCTGGACCTAGGCAGCGTTTGCAGCCTGGTGGAGCTATCATTCTTGTGATGACACGTTGGAGTTCAATTGATCTAACGGCTAAGTTGTTAGACTCACAAAAAGAATCTTCAGCTGATCAATGGGAAGTTGTAGAGTTTCCAGCTATCTTTCCTGAAACAAACAATCCTTTATGGCCTGAGTTTTGGTCTATAGAAGAATTAAAAAAAGTAAAAGCATCTTTACCTGTACAGAAATGGAACGCACAATGGATGCAGACACCTACCTCTGAAGAAGGTTCTATTGTAAAAAGAGAGTGGTGGAATGCTTGGGAAAGCGAAGCTTTGCCTCCAGTAAGTTATATTATTCAAAGCTACGATACGGCTTTTAGTAAAAAAGAAACAGCAGACTATTCAGCGATTTCAACGTGGGGTGTATTTAGACCTACACCCGATTCTCCTGATTGCATTATATTATTAGATGCGCAGAAAGATCGTTGGGATTTCCCAGAATTAAAAAGAGTAGCTTACGAAGAATACCAATATTGGGAACCTGATATGGTATTGATTGAGGCAAAAGCTTCGGGTACCCCTTTAACTCACGAACTTAGAAGATTGGGTATACCTGTCGTTAATTACTCTCCAACCAGAGGACATGACAAATCTACCAGAATGCACTCAGTTGCGCCTATCTTTGAGTCTGGTTTGGTTTATGCGCCCGAAAGAAAGTTTGCAGAAGAGATGATAGAGGAATGTGCTTCATTTCCCTTTGGTAAAAATGATGACCTATGCGATACTATGACTCAAGCTTTAATGAGATTTAGAGAAGGTGGTTTGGTTTCTCTTGGGGATGATTACGAAGATAGAGAGAAAGCGCCAGTAAAGAGGGTATACTATTAAGATGTTATTAATATTTCTTACAGAATATGAGGATGATGGTACAACATTTAGTGGCCCATGTATTATTTCAGAAAGCTGGAATCAAGCAGAAAAAGAAGCAACACGTTTTAATCTTAAAATTGTTGGCACTTTAGTTGACGCATTCCCAAGTTCTATGATTGAGGAAGAAGAAAAAAGAGTACTACACTAATGGCAATAGAAAAAGAAATTAATCCAACGGTTTTAAACGAAGAGAATCAAGTGCCGCTTGGCCAAGAAAACATGAAAGTTGCTATTGAAGCAATTATGGAATCAGGAACCGAAGGTTTTGAAATGCAAGAAGATGGTAGCGCTATTTTAGGCGAAACCATGACCGAAGAAGTAGAAACAGGTTTTGACGAAAACTTAGCTGAAATCTTAGACGATCAACAACTAGCAAATATATCAAATGAGTTAATGTCTGGTATTGAGAAAGATAAAGCCTCAAGAGAAGATTGGGAAAAAACTTATACTGATGGATTGAAATATTTAGGCATGAAGTTTGATGCTGAAAGATCTGAACCTTTTGCAGGTGCATCTGGTGTGATACATCCATTATTAGGTGAAGCTGTAACAACCTTCCAAGCTCAAGCTTACAAAGAACTTTTGCCGTCAGGTGGTCCAGTTAAAACTCAAGTCATAGGAGCTTATGATTCTTTGGTAGAAGAACAAGCGCAAAGAGTTAAAGAGTTTATGAACTACCAAATTACTCATGTAATGGAAGAGTTTGATCAAGAGTTAGACCAACTATTATTTTATTTACCACTAGCAGGATCTGCATTTAAAAAAGTTTATTATGATGAAAGTTTAGGTAGAGCTGTATCTAAGTTTATTGCGCCTGAAGATTTAATTGTTCCTTACTTTACAACTGATTTAGAAACTTGTCCTAGAATTACTAATGTTGTAAAAATATCAGAAAACGAAGTTAGAAAATTACAAGCACTAGGTTTTTACAGAAAGATAGATTTAGAAAGTGGTGATAACGCAGAAAACTATTCTGGTGTTAAAGAAGAAATAGATAAGCTTTCTGGTATGGAGCCATCTTACGATGATGGAGAGATATCTGTTTTATATGAAGTACATTGCAATTTAGAGCTTGACGGTTACGAAGACGTTGACGAAGAAGGCGAAATGACTGGAATAAAACTTCCTTATATTGTGACGATAGATGCTAATTCAAACGAAGTTTTATCTGTTAGAAGAAACTACAAAGAAGATGACGAACTTAAAAATAAAATAGAATACTTTGTACACTTTAAATTCTTGCCTGGATTAGGTTTTTACGGATTTGGTTTAACTCACATGATTGGTGGTTTATCCAAAGCATCTACCTCAATCATGAGACAGTTAATTGATGCAGGAACTTTAGCAAACTTACCTGCTGGTTTTAAAACCAGAGGCATAAGAATTAGAGATGAAGACACTCCTATTCAACCAGGGGAGTTTAGAGAT